CAGCTTCACCGTCTTGGTGTCGCCGTTGGCCGCGAAATGGCCGATCACGCGAATACGCAGAGCCCCGGTAGAATATCCGGGGTTAAGCGGATTGGCGTTGCCGCTCGGCGCGTAGTTGAACGTGTTCGCGGGCAGGGAATATGCCGCGATCACGTTGTCGGCGCCTGTGGCGGCGGGAGAAAGGCCGGCGCTGGTCGTGCCGGTCTGGCGCGTGAGAACGCCGTTGAAGCACCCGGCCTGACGCCCGGAGTTCAAGAATGTCGGAAGGCCTTCTTCCGTTGCGGAGAGAGTGGCGGTAGCGGTCATTTGTTAGGCTCCTTTGATGAGGCCGAGCGTCACAAGGCCGCTGCGGATGGCGTTGGTCTGGGCGATTTGCGTGGCGGCCGCGTTGGCGCGGCTGGTGTTGACGATGGTGAACTCGATATGCCCGGTTCCCTCGGTGAAGGCTGTCACGGAAGAGACGGCGATCTCAAGCGTTTGACCGGCGGTCCCGACGTTCAAAGCCGTGATCGCCGAGCCCGCCTGCGTCGCGCCGGTCGCGTAGGTTCCGGATGCCGAGATGACACCGCCGGTGATCGCCGTTCCCGCGATTTGCGAAGTCAGCGTCGCCGCCTTGGCGCTGGTCGTGACAGGAACATCCACGCGCAGCAAGACGCTTGATACGGTGAATGCGTAAGGCAGCGCGATTTTGTAGACCACCGAATTCGCGAGGCCCGCCATCGTTCCGAGATTGATGACGATGGTCTCTTGGAACGCGACGGCCGCGACACCCGTCGTGGGAGCCGCGGTTCCACCGCTGTTGTCGGTGACGGCGGCTTGCGCCGCCGCCGTGGGTTGAGAGCCGGGCGTCGCGCCATAGAACGCGAGCAGTTCGGTCGCCGTGTTTGGGATAAGGTAGGTCATGTCAGCCTCCCTTACGTTCCACTGAGGCGAACAGCTTGGCGCGGATCGATTGTCTTTATTCCGTATAAAACATCGAATCTCCACAGGTTGTTATCGTTGATGCCGTCATACCACGACAGGATGCGGACATTGACGCCCTTATGGGACATGCGCGCAACCTTGGCGAGACCGCCTTCCGGCTTCTCCAGCGGCACCATGACGAGCGCGAAAGCGTTCTTGTTGAACACGACATTGTTCACGAAAGAACCGCTCGCCGCGCCGACCCAAGTCACCGCCGCGTTGGTCGCCGGCGCCACGCTGACGTTCTGATAGGCGCCCGACGTGATGATCGGCGGCGAGATGACCGGCGAGAGGTTGCCACCGGAATCAGCCGTGCCGCCGGTGACGACGACAAACTGCTTCAGATAGGGCAGCGCGATCTTGGAGCGCGGGTTCACGTCATAGACGCCGGCCAGCGTGAAGACCTCGCCCGTGAGCACCGTCGCCGACGCGCCGATGGTCGTCATCGTCAGCGTCATCGTATTGGTGTCCTTGGTCGCGGCCCAAGTCGTCGACAAGGTTCCGCCGTTCAAGGTGCCCGCGCCGGAGGTCGTGCGCGTTCCCGTCGCCTGCGTGTAGTAGTTCTGGGTCTTGAACAATTCCACGCCGTCGAGCGGCGGCAATTTGCCCTGCCGGTAAACGTCGCTCACGAGCTCGGGAGCGAAGATCGACGACGGGCCGGTCAAGTTGGCTTGCAGGCCGCGCGCATCGGCGGGCGAGACGATGCCGGTTCGCGGCGACGTGCCGATCGAAGTGTCATCGAGGCGCTGCGTCGCGGCGGCGAACGAGTTGAAGTTCGACAGCACGTTGCCAGGAGTGCCGACCCAGTTCGGGATGGCGTTGGTCAACGTCGCCACGTCCTGGTCGACCTGCTGCGCCATCGAAATCATGGCCGGCTCGATAAACCGCTCCGAGAAGTCGGTAATGTCGAGGGTCATGTCCTTCGACGTGAAGTTCATGCCGATGTTCTTCTGAAGATTGACGGTGATCTGCACCGAGCCTTCGGAAGCATCCTGCACGGTCACGACCGGGCCGTCGTTGACGACGAATTCCGCCGGCCGGCGGATCGTGATCGTCGCGCCCGGCTTATAGCCGTTCACGTTGCGAGAGTATTCCGCCTCATATCCGCGAAATACTTGGTTTGCAAAGACAAGATTATTTTCGAGAACCTCAGTTGCACGTTTTGCAATGAGTCCATACGTGAGCACACTATTCGCCATCTTCATTGTCCTTAGATTGAGGATGGTTTTACTTGTCATGCCGCGAAAAGAGCCAGCTTTCGCCTACTCAATTGTTCGCTTTACTTGGCCAGCATTACTGCCTGCCTACGGGCTTTCGAATTGCAAAACCGTTTGACTGTCTGCGACAGTCCGTGGTAAGTCAGAACATATCGAAAGTTTCCCACTTTCGATGATTCTCATCCAAATCGCGGAGGCGATCATGGAGCCTAGAAACGACCTTTCGGCCGAATACGTTCGGTCAATCCTGAGCTACGACCCAGAGACCGGAATATTCCGCTTCCTGATTAGGAAGGGTGGAAGAGCAAGCGTCGGCAAAATCGCCGGATCACTCGACAAAAAGAAATATCATAAACTTAAGATAGATGGCGTTCTCTACAACGCTTCTCGCATCGCTTGGCTTTATGTGACAGGCGAATGGCCATCAGACCTTATCGACCATATCGACCGCGACCCATCAAACACGCGCTTTGCGAATTTACGCGAGGCGACCTACTCCGAAAACGCCAGAAATTGCATGAAGCCCCACCGAAACACAAGCGGCTTCAAAGGCGTATCTTGGGCTGCTAGACACAAACAATGGCGCGCCCATATCCGCGTAAATGGCCGGTTACTCCATATCGGCTACTACCGAACTCCAGAAGCGGCCTCCGAAGCCTACAAAGCCGCCTCTCACGAACATTTCGGCGAATTCGCCCGCCCCGAAGGTTAGCCCTTCATCTTCGCCTTACGCTTCGCATACCATTCCTTGAATTCCGCCATATCCATTTTCTCTGGATCTTTTTCTCTTTCAGGCTCAGCCGCCGTGTTGCTCTTTAGCGATGGCACAGGTGGCGGCGCTTTCGTCACCTTCTTCGGCTCGGTCTTCGACAAGCGGGCTTCCAATCTGCCGATCTCCGCCGCTTGGCGATGAGGGGGCAAATCGTTGAGTTCGTGAACCTTTTCGGGATGCTTGGCCAAATAATACGCGAGTTGCGGCCCTTTTTCGCTCTCCAGGATCAGCCCGATCGTCATGGGGTGGCTTGGCGACACGCTCGCGGCGTGCGTAACCTGGTCGAAGTCCTTGACGAACTTTCGAACATCGTTCGCGCGTTCCTTGAACGTCTCGACGATCGTGTTATTCCGCAATTCCGTCTCGACCTTGACGCGCTCCGCGGTCTTTTTCAGCTCGCGGGAAACCATCATCCTCATGGTTTCGTAAGCGGTCTCGGCCTTGGTGAATTGCAGATAGTCGGGAAAATCAGCTTCTTTCGGCGGAGGGCCGATCTCGGCCTCCACGGCGTCGGCGAGAGCCTTGGACTCTTCGACCTTGGGGACCGCCTGCCTTAGCCGCTCAATCTCGAGCTGCGCTTCCGCCAGCTTCGCCTTGAGACGCGCGCTTCCGGAAAGCTTGCCGGGTTTTTCCGGCTCGCCTCGCAGCGCGGCCAATTCGGCTTCTTCCTCGTCCTCTTCGCCGTCTTCTACCTCGGGTTCGTCTTCCTTTTCGGATTCGACCTCGGGTTTTTCCTTGGCTGGAACTTCCTTGCTCGGCTTGGGCTCGTCGTCCGCGCCGGTGTCTTGTCCATCGTCCGGTTCGTTGTCGAGGAGACTATCCCCGGCGTCCAGATCAATGATTTCATCGTCGGGCGTATAAGTGGATGGTGTCGCCAGCGTCTCGGCCTGCTCGACCAACATTGCCTTAACTGCCATATTCAAACCTCTATTGAGCCAGCGTCGCCGCCAGCGTTTTCATTTGGCCGCTCTAGGAGCGGCCGGTTTTATCCGGCGCGTTGGCGCCAAATATCTTCGCCATTGTATAGGCGTCCACGAAGCCGCTATCGCGCCACAAAAAATCGCGATGCGTTCCTTCGATGCGAAATCCGTGTTTTTCGTAAAGCCTGACCGCCGGCTCGTTGTCCGCGAAGACGTTCAGATAGACGCGATGAAGCCCGTAGGTGTCTTTCGCGGCGGCAAGCAGCGTCTCCAACAGCCCCGTCGCGACCCCGCGCCGGTGGTGCGTTTCCCGCACGCCTAGGATGACCCAACCCCCATGCTCGATCCGCGCGCCGTCCAAAAGAGCCAGTAGCCCGAACCCGATCACTTCTCCCGCGTCTTCCGCGACAAGTTCCAATTTGTATGTGGCGAGCATCTGAAACCAGAGCGCCAGTTCTTCTTTTGACGCGAACGGCTCTCGCGTCATCGCGCCGCGCTGAAACGCCGGTTCGTTGAACAGTTCGAACAGAGCGCCGTAATCGGAAGGGCGACGCTGACGGACCAAAATCATTCACCGGCCGCCGCGGGCGGCGCCGGCTCTGGAGCTGGCGCGGGGCCGGCTTGCGAACCACTCACTCCCGTTTGGGCGGGCGTGGGATTGAGTCCTTGCTGCCCCGGCCCTTGCATCGACGGCTGCGAACCTTGCGCTGACTGATCCGGCGCCGGCGGCGCTTCGGCGGCGACTTGCGCCGCGACGTGCGCGCCGAGAAACTTCAGCATCTCGTCGGTCTTGTTGACGAAATCGTGCATCTTGGCTTGGTCGATCGGCGGCCCATTTTGGCCAAGTTCGGCTTGCAGCTTCAGCAATTCGAGCTCGGTTTTCATATTCATCAAGCTCTGATTGACGAGCTCCATTTCCTTGCGCTTGATCTCGAGCGCGGAAATCTCTGATTGCGCCTGAGCCTTGGTGGCCTCGGTTTGCGACCGCGCCATCTCGCCGTGCGCCTTCGCCATGATCGCTTGCGCCTCGGCCATTTTCACCGGGTCCGGCGGTTGAGGTTGCGGCGGCGGCTTATTGTCGTGAGCGGCGATCTGAGCCTGTATTTGCGGCGGAAGAAGCGTCTGCAACCGCTCGGCCACGTCGTCTTTTTCCGGCCAGTCTTGCGCTTTCGCTATTTTGTCGGCGATCAACGGCGCGGCGGCGGGGAACGCTTGGATGAAAGCCGTCATACCGTTGCGCGCTTCCTCGCGCTGCGTCTGATAGCTCGGCCCCATTTCCATCTGGATGTCGTAGATGCCGACCGTTATGTCGTTTTCCATCGCGACCGGATCGCCTTCAAGCTGAATCCCGTTCACCGGCTGGTTAATGGCGACTTGCCGCGATTTCCCATCCGTCCCGATGATGCGGACAGTCCTGGCGGTATCATAATAGTAGGGGATTAGATCGTTGATGATGCGCGCGGTGTGCGTGATCGACAACGCGAAATTCGACATATAGACGAATGTTCCCGTGTCGCCTTGCTGCTCGCGGCTATTGATCGCGACGCCACTTGTCTCATTGGATTGCGCGCCGAGCGACGCATTGTAAATACCGACGACGGCTTGCATGTCGTTGGCGGCGTCGGCGATGCACTCCGTAAGGCCCGGCGAAGACGACGGCGGAGCCTGGCGCTGCGGCGCGGTATTGCCATTTTTCGCGTCCGGCGTATAGCGCAGATAAGGCCAGTTCTTGACGTTGGCCGTATCCCACTCCTCGGTGTAATCCTTGAAGTTTTCCTCGGTTCCGACGAATGGTGATTTTGGTTGCAATCCAACAAACTCCGTCTGGGTCGAGCGCGCATAGTTGTAAGCGCGTTGCGGATCGGCGGCGAAACGAACGATGCCATGCCGCTCCTTGCGCGAACCGACTTTGACCTCTTCACCGATGATCGGGACAATCGGGATATACCGACCAGCCCATTTTTCCGGTTCGGTCAGGAACTCGACGCAGTTCATCATTCGGTGCCAAACTTCGAACCCGTCGATCTCGAACTCCTGTCCTCCTATTGGCGGAGTGGCTTCGTCATCGGCGGTCGGTTCGGTAATGTTCTGAATCGTGCCGTCCGGCATGCGCATCATCTTGATGCGCTTCTTTACTTTATACCACATGCGACAAACACGAATGCGGTCGTCGTCATACCAGTTGTCAATATACTGGCCGTCCCAATTGCCCATGTCGTCGACGGCATGATCGGGGTAGGTGTCTTTGTAAGCTTCGCGCGTCAGATCGACCGGAACAAAACAAAACATCGCATCGCTGCGATCTTTCTTGCGCGCATCCGGATCCCAGATAACCGCGACTTGATCGTCGAGCGTGCGGAGAATGAGATCCTGTTCGCCGACAAGATTATATTCGCTCGCGACTTCCCAATGACCGATGCCGCTCGCGACTTGGCTGTCGGCGCCGTCGACATAAACATCCAACGCGGCGTCGGACGCATTCTCGATATGTCTTATCAGGCCTTCGCGGATCTCGGCGATCTTTTCATCAGCGCCGGCGTGCGTCGGAACAACCTTGATCGCCGGTTTCATCTTGCGCATGTTGCCGGTGACTTGCCGGACGAACTGGCCCATGCGATTGAACGTCAGAACCGGCCGGCCGTCCTGCAGCCTTTGGTTCTCAAGCTCCGGCAGCCATTGAAAGCCGGCGAGGAAATTCAAGTCCTGATAGGCGCGCTCGATATTGTGGCGGTCCTTGTTCCACCCGCGATGATAGCGGGCCATCGCTTCGCCGTGGTCGACCTCGATGCGCGCGACATGCGGGTTCCGAGTTGTCTTGTCCCCCTGCTCGGCATCGGACGTGACAACGCGCTCGCTCGCCTCGTCGCTCTCGGGGCGGTCAACATCGCCGTCAATGTCAGCCATGAATTATTCTTTTCCCGCGTCGATACTCTGATAAAGACGATATTGAAGCAAACCAAGCGCTCCGATCAATGTCGTTCTGCCTTTCATGATGGACTGCCCACCCAACGACGCCAGTTCATGATCCAGCGCGACAATGGCGATAGCGCATAAATTTCCGGCTTTAGCGTCAGCTAGAAATGTTTCCAAAAGAGCGACGATGCTTTCGTCGGGCTTCCCTGGCGGGATGTAATCAACCCCGGTGATCGAGACGATTTCACCCATGCTCACCCCATGAAACTGTAGCGGCCGCCGTCGCCGATCGCGCTCGACCGCTGCCGAGGTTTACCGGGGCGCGGAAGTTCGTAAGACAGACACATCAAGCCGAAAGCATCCGCGGCATGAGACGCCCAATCATGGTCAGGCCCGAGATCCGCCCCGCGGTGTTCGTCGATCTTGGCGTGATAGGCGCCAAGAGCTTCCATCCCGTCGCGCGTCGTCGCCTCGTTAATCCAGATCGACGGGAACAAGCGCCGCGCCGCTTCGATGCGGGCCATCGCGGCGCCGGTTCCCTGATTCTCGACAACGACGGTCGAAAATCCCGCGCGTCCAAGCGCGCTTTCGTAGCTTACGTCGAACACACGGTCATTCGTGCGGCCGTCGTGCGGCAGAACACAAAGCGCGTCTCCGTAGCCCTTCGACCTCAGCCAATGCACATGCGCCGAAAGCTG